GACCTCTTGTCACAATCGATCTGTAAGGATAACAGCCTAGCGGCTCAAACCGGCAAGAAAGCGGCGGTCAACTCTAAGCGCCTCAACTATCTGCTTCACCGCTTCACGGAAGAACTGCCCGAGCTTGGGCCGACTCTGTGGGCGGCATACAATGCCCTGACGCACTGGTCGACCCATACCGACCAAACGTGGATTGGTGAAGACGGGAAAGAGCGCAAGACGTCAACAGCAGGCGCAGCAGCGCATCGTGTTGAACGCCAGCGTGAAGACCTTGTCCGGGACCTTACTGCCTCGGACCTGTGGGCGTCTTATGAGCGCCAGCCCGTGTCAGTGGGGGCGCTTGTATGAGCGTCCTTCTGACCATCTATCGCACCGTCGGGATGGTCCTTTGGTGCCTTCTGTTAACCCTGATAATCGTTACCATCTGGTAGAAAGGATTCAAAAATGTCAGGAAACAACCTCTTCAATAACGTAGATCGCATCCGTCAGCTTGCCGAGTCACTGGTCACTGAAATCGAAAAAGACGTCGAAGCCCGGTTGCGGGATGAGATCATTTCCGAGCTACGCGGGAAGCTTTTCGATGCCGGGTTCATGCGCGTCGAGCCAAAGGAAAACAGTGAACTGTTGCCGCTGCCGATCCAGACCGACCTTCACGGTGAGCCAGTGGCCGGGAGTGAATCTGCTACGCCTATGCCGATCTATGGCCGCAACCACCCGAAAAGTGATCCGGATTTNTGGAAGAATTACCAGCGGCCAATGTCGAAGAAGCACCGGGAGATGGTTTCGATCTTGTCGCGGGGCCGTTTCGTCGCGCTGCCGACCATTGCCGGTCTGGTGAAGCTCAAAGCGTCCACCGTCCAACAGTATCTGTATGACCTTGCCGACCACGGTTATGAGATCGAATCGAAGACGGTCAATGTTCGTTATGGGAAAACGGGATATCGCAAAATNTATCGTATTGCGTCCGGATCGTAATTCCGGCATAAATTGGGGGCGGGCCGCTACTGGCCCGCTCCAACAGTCTGAAACAGGAGAAAACAGACATGAACGCGCCAACCTCTTTTAGAGAAGCCCTTGACCAGTCCGGCATGGTAGACACCCGCCGCAATTCTCTCAAATACGCCATAGAGAATCTGCATTCTTCGATTGCCATGATGGACGACTACCACCTCGCAGTACTTCAGCGGGATTATCCGGACATCCTGAACGCTGCCCGGACTTATGCCGCATATGAGCACGGCCTTAACCGCTTTGAGACCGTGAAGCCGCCTCTGGACACCTAACGTCCGACCCTTTTCCTCCCGCCTTGGCCCGTCTGGATTAGTCCGGCGGGCCTTTTTTTATGCGCGGGCCGGTTTAATCCCGGCGGGCTGTAATCGCTAAATAAATCCGGAATAGCTTTGTTCGGGGTGAGCTATGCCACCTAATCTCGGCGGACATCTCTATGAGTTAACGGCATGGCAAACTCTATACACGGGCGGGCGGGCGCGGCTTATGCGTCCGGCGGGCTTTCCTGTTGGTTTCAGGGGTTGTCTGTTTTGCCGATCAGCCCGCAGCCATTCTCGCCGAGAAAAAAATGGGCCTCGCGCGGGGGCGCGCATGGGCCACCCGGGGGACCGGTATATGTGCTAGTAATCTCGACCGTAATTTTATTTTTTGAAAGTAATCGATACCGCCCCGGCAAAACAGTGCGCCAGACATAAAAAAGGGGGCACCAAAACAGTGCCCCAATGTATCTGTGGTGTGGGAGTAGTTATTCCCCGGCGGGTAGTACCCTTACTATACAGTCGAATTTCAAAACTGTCAAGCCATAAAATTTTTTTTGTTGACAAAAGTAAGCCGTACACCCATAATATAGGCGTAGGTTCGTTCCACACATTAGCACACCTTCCCACCTTCACTGTTTTTACACGATAAAGGCGTGGCTACGGTGGGACATCGACCTACATCTCTCTATATCTGGTATAAACGATGAATCTTTTACCTCAACAGCGGAAAAGAGAGCGTGAACTTACGCCTCAACAAGAGAAATTCCTTGACATACTGTTTGAAAACGGCGGTCAAGTCACTGCTGCAGCCGTAGATGCAGGGTATTCTCGTGGTTCTGCAGGGTGGTTACGTAAACATTTAGCAGATGAGATCGTAGAACGCACAAAAGACATCCTTTCGATGAACGCCCTAAAGGCTGCGAACAGGCTTGTAGCGACAATAGACAATCCCGCCCCCGAACGAGGTGATGATTTACGTCTCAAAGCTGCCGAATCACTACTTAATCGTGTAGGTGCAAAGGCCCCAGATCAAGTAAACCACAACGTAACAGCAGTTCACGGAGTCGTGCTGCTTCCACCAAAGAACGAGGTCATTATCGATGGGTAAAGAGAAAAGAAAGCTACTTACAAAAGCTGATCTTAACGCAGGAGAGCCGCCAAAGAGCTTCTCTGAGGCGTTTCAACGCATAGGTCCGCGTCCAATCATGCTCACTGCTTATGCTCTGGGGGCTTTTGGAAAGGGAAAGACCAAAGAACCACAGAAATATGAGAACATCGACGGTATGAAGATGGCTGTAAGGGGTCGCAAAGCTTCAGGAAGCGCAGAAAAGCCGTAAACATGTCTGAAGAGACTCCAAAGCGGCGCGGAAGGCCTAAAAAGGACCCTAATGCGCCTAAAGACACATATCAGATGTCTACAAAAGAACGTGCAAGACGTGCAGCGCAGAAACGTGTCAACGCAGCTAAGAAAAGAGCAGCCAAAACCACCAAACAGGCCGAAGACAAGCGAAGATATGCAAGAGAACTTGAAAAAACAGTGGGAAAAGTGGAAAAAGCTCTTACAGGAGCCGGTTCTGCCACAATCGATCTTGGGGATTTGGATGCTTTACCTGACGCAGTTTCGGAGCTTGTCGGTGAAAGCGAGGTTGTGTTCTCGCCGAATGAAGGACCGCAAACAGAATTTCTTAGCGCGGGTGAGCGAGATGTACTCTACGGCGGTGCAGCCGGTGGTGGAAAAAGCTTTGCACTTCTTGCTGATCCGCTACGTTACTGTCACAATCCTAATCATCGTGGTCTTCTTCTCCGTCGTACACTGGATGAACTCACTGAACTGATTGACAAGTCCCGCCAGCTTTACACAAAGGCTTTTCCGGGTGCAAAGTTTCGTGAGTCGAAGTCTACGTGGGTGTTCCCGTCTGGTGCTACGATCTGGTTCACCTATCTGGATCGGGACAAAGATGTAACTCGCTTTCAAGGTCAGGCATTCAACTGGATAGGCATTGATGAGATTACTCAGTACCCTACGCCCTATGTCTGGGATTACTTGCGTTCTCGCCTTCGTTCTACTGATAATGAACTCCAGCAGCACTTGTACATGCGCTGCACAGCCAACCCCGGAGGAGTGGGTGGTTGGTGGGTCAAGAAGATGTACATCGACGACGTGGAACCAAACAAGCCTTTTCCTGCCTTCGATATAGATACAATGACACCGTTCATGTGGCCTGACGGTCACGAGAAAGCAGGTCAGCCCCTGTTCTACCGCAAATTTGTACCGGCAAGGCTGACCGACAATCCCTACCTGCTTGCAGACGGCCAGTACGAGGCTATGCTCAGGTCGCTCCCAGAAGTCGAGCGGAAGAGACTTCTTGAAGGGGATTGGGACGTGGCGGAGGGAGCGGCCTTCCCCGAGTTTTCACGGAGCCGACATGTTGTCGAGCCATTTGAGTTGCCGACCAATTGGCCTCGCATCCGTGCTGCTGACTATGGATATGCTGCACCTTCGTGCGTGTTGTGGGGCGCAATCGATTGGGACAATAATATCTGGGTATACAGAGAATTATACGAAAAACACTTGACAGCAGAGGAGCTGGCAGATAAAATATTAGAAGCAGAACAGTTAGACCCACTCCCCCACTACACTGTTTTGGATTCCTCATGTTGGAACAAGACAGGCTTCGGTCCCTCTATCGCAGAGGTAATGATGCGTCAAGGAGTTCGTTGGACTCCTTCTGACAGAAACAGAATTCAAGGAAAGATGGAGGTTCATCGTCGGCTTGCAAAGGAGCCGTATTCCGGCGAACCCCGTTTGCGTATTTTCTCTTCCTGTTCGAATATCATCAAACAGCTTGCAGGCATACCGCTGTCTAAGTCGAACAGTGAAGACGTAGACACAAAAGCAGAAGATCACGCTTACGACGCTCTCCGATACATGATGATGACGCGGATGAGCGGATACGCATCTATTCACCAACAGCTTGGCGCGATTAAGAATCAGGTCTATCAGGTTCAAGACGCTACCTTTGGATACTAATGGCAACCACACCTCCTACAAAGTCTAGAGGTCCACGCGGTCTCAAAGAAGCAGTGAACCTGACCCAAGCGGCTTTTGTTGAAAAGTCTCAGTCGGGACAAATCACTGTGCGTGAAGCTCTGTCTTACATCGCCAACAGCATCGCAGATAAAAAAGACAAAGGCAAGGACAATTACAATAACACTCTCAATCTGATTTCTAATCTCATTGATGAGGGTATTGATGTCGATCTGCCATACAATGAAATTTACGATAAAAAAGAATTCAACGAAGCTCTTGATCCGATAAAAAGCGAATCCGGAACAAACCGGTGGAAGCAGTGGGGCTGGTTTGAAGATAGATTTATCGCGCAGAACAAAGTAGCGAAAGTAAATAACGTACCAACGAAGCTGGCTGGTTCCGACGGTATCGCACAAACCTTGTACGATCTTGTGGGTGTTCAATCTCGTAACACCGACCCTATGCAGGGTACGATTTTCTCAAAAGACCTAGACGCCTTGTATGATGAAGCTCTTGGGGTCGAGGGTTACGAGATTTACGACGAAAAACAGCAGAAAATGGTCACGGTCGAGGTAGATAGAGATGCTCGTGACTATATTTACTACGAGAAGTACACTGGTCAGCGCGTTGCCTCAAACATTGGTGAAGACGGTCTCAAGATCGGCGACATTACCTTTGGTGAACGCGACGGTGTTATGATCGCAGAAGTTCGCGGTGTACGGAAAGCCAACAAGGTTCGTCCGGAAGTTACGTACACCGGAGAGTTTGCCGAGTTTCTTTTCGCTAAAGTTGAACAGGCTAAAGCACGAGTGGCCGAGGACTTTCCGGGAGAGAACCCATCCAAAAAGAATGTCTTTGCTGGCAGAGCGGGTGACAGACTCAAGTTTGAAACTCGTGTTGAGCGCCTTTGGAATGCCCGTGTACGTCCTCTCTTAGAGGAAAGGTTTGCGGATCAGCTTCCCATAAAAGCACAGGGAAGCCACAAAAGCATTCGTAAAATCCTTGCACGGCAGCTTCTTCGTGAGTACGAATTTCCACGCGATGCTGTAAAGGCGTGGATGGGTCACGCTGGTGTTGGTGTAGACAACGCTGGTGACATTCTTGAAGAGAACTATACTGGCGCTCTCCCAGATAAGCGCATTGGACCCATTACCAATTCACTTATTCACAAAGACGCTATCAACGGTGGTCACGGAACCATCAACGCGCTGTTTGTAAACAGGGGTGTGACTACCCCTAGAATTGTTGATGCCGAAGTCGTCTTTAACACGCCGACTGAGATCGGTTCTCTTGATGGCCCTGCACCAAATACAGTGAACAAGAGGCCCACAAAAGAACAGCGACAGACAATCAAGCTTGAAGAAAAGAAGAAACAGACGTCGCTTGAGATTGTCATTGGACGTCTTGAAGAACAAAAAGAAGCTGAAGAGGCGGCGCGTTTAGCGCGTCCGATCAAGACTGATCCAGAGGCCATTCGCAGACGCCAGCGTCAGCTTGCAGATAATAAAAAAATTGCCGCAGAAGCGCGGGCCGAGATAGCTGCAGAACAAGAGCTAATCGACAACCCCCCACTTGACGAGACCCCGACCTCCGGCCTTAGAGGTAAACTGGCTAAGTACGGTCTTGCAGGCGCACTGGCCACTATCTCTACAGGCGCAAAAGCTGCGCCGGGACCTCTTGGCGATCTGGCAGGCGCGCTTATAGATCGTGCGCTTCTGGAAGAAGATGAAGTTGACCCCTACGATGTCGCCGCTGAAAAGGGGATGCAGGCTACTGCAGACCTCTTTGGCATTGAACGTGAGCCGGGAGAGCGGGGCGTTATCCCTGCTATCGGTGGAGTAGGGGCGGTAGCCGCTGAAATGATTGTTCCGGGAATTGTATCTGGAGAACGCACCGGCAATATCAGCGGAAGAAATCGCGCTAGAAATATACGCGCTCAAGATTATTCAGGTCCGCAGATAACGGCAGACCAACAAGTCGAAGAAGACTCTATACCTAACCCTTAATGGAGGAAAGAATGCAGAACCTGAACATGGGCGAAGGCTACATCATGGCTTCGGACGAAACGTCCGTTGACGATCAGATGGGTGCCGACAAGCTGTATCGTGAAGGGCTTGAGTTTGACACTCGTGCCGTCACAGGTGTTCTGACGGAAGATATGCCGAAGCAGCAAAATAAAACTGCTGTCGATCCGGCTGTCATGCGTCTCGCTGAAGAACGCGACTACTAAGGAAGTCTTATGTCTGACAATTTTCTAGAGCCAGACGAGGAAGCCTCTGTACCTATCCTGAGCCCTGACGACAAGATGCCGGGGCTTGCTGGGTACATTCGTGCCAAATTTGAAGATTCCGAAAACGGACGCTATGCGTATGAACAGCGATGGCTGCAAGCGTATAAGAATTTCCGTGGCATCTACGACACAAGCACACAGTACAGAGACTCTGAAAGGTCTAAGGTTTTCATCAAAATCACGAAGACCAAAGTCCTTGCGGCTTATGGACAAATTGTAGACATTCTTTTTGCCAACAAAAAGTTTCCTATTGTAGTTGAGTCTACACCCGTCCCAGAAGGAATCGAAGAGTTCGCCCATGCGCGTACTCCTATCGATGACATGCCAAATCAAACTGATCCGTATGGCTTCCCCGGAGACGGCAGGGAGATTACTCCCGGCGGCTTGTCCGCCTCTCAGCCACACTCTCTGGGTACTTATGGAAAAGAGTTTGGCGACATGATCCTTCCCGGAAAGGCGAATGTTGGAGAGCCACAGTTTGAGCCTGCGGCAGAACAAGCTCGTCGGATGGAGAAGGTGATTCATGATCAGCTACTTGATACTAACGCAGTCAACGTCTTTAGGAAAGCTATTTTTGAGTCTGCTCTTCTTGGGACAGGCATCGTAAAAGGCCCCTTCAATTTCTACAAGCGCATTCACAAGTGGCAGAGAAATGAACAGGGCGAAAGAGAGTACCTCCCATACGAAAAGACTGTACCTCGTATTGAGACTGTTTCTATTTGGGACTTTCACCCCGATCCTTCCGCGACTTCGATTGAGGATTGCGAGTATGTGATCGAACGCCATCGCATGAATCGCCAGCAGTTACGTGCACTTATCATGCGCCCGCACTTTGACGCTGAAGCTATCCAGAACATCTTAGCCAAAGGTCCTAACTACGAGGATAAGTATTACGAAGATACGATCCGCGAAGATGAGACTGAGACATACTATCAAGAAAATCGCTTTGAGGTTCTTGAGTATTGGGGCGTTCTTGACGCAAAGTTCGCATACGAGGTTGGCCTTGACGAAGCCAAGGACATGTCTGAGTTCGACCAGCTTCAGGTGAATGTCTGGGTCTGTGGAAACGAAGTTCTTCGCTGCGTTGTCAATCCGTTTACACCCGCACGTATACCCTATGCAGCATTCCCATTTGAGATCAACCCGTATCAGATTTGGGGCGTAGGTGTAGCTGAGAACATGGAAGATGCACAGTTGCTGATGAACGGTCACGTTCGTATGGCGATTGACAATCTCGCTCTCGCTGGCAACCTTGTCTTTGATGTGGACGAAGCGTCTCTTGTCCCCGGACAGAACATGGACATCTTCCCCGGAAAGATTTTCCGTCGTCAGTCTGGTGTTACGGGCACAGCGATTAATGGTCTCAAGTTTCCGAACACGGCTCCTGAGAACATTCAGATGTATCAGATCAGCCGTCAGCTTGCAGACGAAGAGACCGGTATCCCGTCGATCATGCACGGGCAGACGGGTGTAAGCGGTACTGGACGCACGGCAGCAGGCCTCTCAATGCTGATGGGAAGTGCTGGCCTGTCTATGAAGACTGTGATCAAGAACATTGACGACCATCTTCTCAAGACGATTGGTGAAGCGTATTTCCAGTGGAACATGCAGTTCAACGAAGATGTAGAAGACGTCGAAGGTGATCTGGAAATCAAACCGCGAGGTGTAGCAGCGGTTATGCAGAAGGAAGTACGCACACAGCGTCTCACCTCACTGCTTCAGACAGTGTCCAATCCGATGCTGGCACCGTTTGTAAAGCTCCCGAACCTTATGAGAGAACTGGCTATTTCACAGGACATTGATCCGGACAGCCTCGTCAACGATGTCAACGAAGCACAAGTATACGCACAGATGCTGCAAGGGATGATGGCAAATGCTCAACAAGGAACAGGCGCGGAAGCTGGCCCCGCTCCTCAACAACAAGGAATGGCCCCTAATGGAGGAGTACCTAGCGGACCTCCGGGAGTCGATGATTCGGGCCGTGGTAACGGCACAATCGGAGTCGGAACTGCGCCAAGCGCAGGGGAAGCTGGCTTTACTGGAAATGCTGGCACAACTGAAGACGAACTATGAGCGAGTAGTTAAAGTCGATGGCAATTCGTAACCCACAAATAACCGAACGTACTGCAGATACCCGTGAAGGGATAGAGATGCTCAAGGACGAAATCGGACGAACCAGTGATGATCTTCGCCGGATTGTGGGTGAGGAATACGATAGCTATACAAAGACTCAAAAAGAACTTGCCGAAGAAGTATTCACGCAGCGAAATATGTTTTTCAACCCAGACGGAACGGCCCGCGCTATGGTCGGGTCAGAGCCTAACAGGTATGCGGGTAAGACTTTTGACGACACACTGCTTCGAAAAATAATTCGCGAAGCTGCCCCTATGTATAGAACCCCTGACACAACGGGCGAAGGTCTTGTCAATCGTGAGTACCAGAAACAACAAGAGCGGAATACGTACATAGAAGCCCAGCCCGCCCCTCCGACTTACTACGAAAGACGTAAAGAGGAAGAAGAAAAGAAACTGCCGTCTGAGGTAGATGACTTCTCTGGTTACGCGGAGGGCATGAATCGGATTGAAACTGAGCTTGATCCTGAGTCTCCGAACTTTCGTCAAGGACTGGCAGAAGGGGGTAGTGCCCAATCACCTGAATTCCAACTCATGTTTGGTATAGCTGGTGACGGTTCTAATCTAGGTATAACCAGAGATAATTCTTCTAGTGGATTTTTCACATCTCAGCGTACTTACACTCCAGAAGAATATGCCTCTGGCTTTGTGGATTTTTACGGCGGCAGTTTGGGAACAGGAGTCGATGTTACAACGGTAGACGAAGATGAAGATGAGGACGAAGATGAAAAAGAAACCGTCATTCGTCAAGATGTTCTTCGTCCTGTAGGCTCTGGGGAAGACTCTATAGTTTCTCCTACACAGTACACGTTTGGACAGAAGGGCAGACAGTCAGCTTTTGATGTCCGTTCTTTCCAGTACGGTGACGGTTCTAGTGACTTTGAGCTTAACATAGATACTTTTGAAAAAGCTGGCACACAAGACCTTTCAGAAAGCTTTGTTACTGAGTATATGAGGTCCATCAAAGGTCCGGGCGTCCAAGCGGATGTAAAGAAAGAGGGGCTAGTGGCTCCCGTTTCTGCCCTGATGGGTCCGACTCTTGCCACAGCCGCTGGCACTCTCATGGGAAAACAGGTAGCGGCTCCTTTTGGAAAAGAGACTACTCTTCGCCCCGCTGGTCTAGCTGGCTTTGCACTTGATGCCGCACTGAATTTTCACACAAAGAATGCAGCCGCTGTAAATCTTGTTGGTGGAAAAGCTGGCGCACTGATGACTGTCAACAACATGATGATCAGTCGTAAGCCCGGAGACTACATATACACTGGTAATCTCGGAAACATGTCGCAGCAGCAGATGCTCGGCATTGAAGCTACAAAAGAAGGCTTCATCTCCGGCACTCTTAAAGACGAGTACGACAGCGATACTAATACATGGTCAAAGACCGGTATGAAGGGCTTGATGGATGCAGACACAGCCTTCCGTGTTGGCGGCAACGTCTCTGAGACGGGTTATTTTATCGGAACGTTTGGTGGTGGTGCCAAGCTAACAGGTGCTGCAAGCACAAAGAACGAACAGTTTGCCGCAGCTTACGACGCTGCAAGATCGCAGTACGGGATCACAGAATCTCAGTTCAAGGATGCACTTTTAGAGGCCCAAACTAAAGCGGGTGCGTTTGGCACCGTTAGTGGAAAGCACCGTAACGCTACGTTCCTTAGTGACGCACTCAACCGTATGCAAGAAGATAACAAGAAAGCGGCAGCGTCTCTTCCTGTTACTGCGCCCGAGGACATCCCCAGCACCATGCCACAACCATCAGGCGGCGGTAATCAAGATGAAGGTGAAGACTACTCAGCGGCTCAAGCTGAAGCTGACATCATGGAGAGCTTTGGTGGTTCCGAGGACGCGGCGGATTACTCCTTTAACTTTGGTGGATATCGTAAAGGTGGTCGCGTAGGACTTCAGCAGGGCGGTCAAGCTATGGCCACACCCGCTGGCTTTGTAGAAGGCCCACCGTCGCGCTTTACAGACCGTCAAAAGGTGGCTGACGACAAGGACATGCAAGTTGAAGAAGGCACCTTTGTCATCAACGCGGCGGCTGTAGAAGAGGCCGGTAGCGAAGATATCAAGAAGATGATTATCAACGCATACGCCGTAGCTCGCGAACAGGGTATTTTTGAAGTAGATAGGCCCGTCTACGAAAAGGCAGTGGACGTAGCAGTGTCCCGAGGCGAAGTAGTCATACCGCCTCAGTTGGCTCGCATCATTGGGTACGACCGTCTCCGCAAGATCAACAATCGCGGTAAAAAGGAGACACAGGAGCGTATTGAAGAGAGTGAAGCTGCCCCACAACAGGCTGGCTACAAGATAGGCGGGTTTATCAGTAATCTTTTTGGCTTCGGTAACGAAGAGTCACAGCCTGATGTATCCGGTGCCCCGGCTACAAATCAAGGATTTGTTGAAAAGCCACAAGCCCCACCCGCCCCACCTATTGAGGCTGCAAAGCCTTCGACGCCTCTTCCTGCACCAACACAATACGAAGAGACTGTACGAAGCGCCCTTCAAGTAGCCGAAGATAACAGGAAGACAGGCTACGTTCCTACGAATGCGAGTGGCGTGACTATTGGTCGAGGATTTGATATCGGCCAGCACTCCATCACTGATTTGGAGAAGATGGGACTCAACACAACTATGCTGTCTAAGCTCACTCCATATGTAGGTAACTACAAAGAGGGTAAGTTTGTCCCCAAAACAGGTGCGACAGCCCGTGCAGCACTGAAAAAAGACCCTTTGACTATCAAAGATCAAAAGGTTCTTGAAGAACTAAATCTGACTGTTCAACGTAAAAAGCACGAAGAGTTTGAGGCATTTCTTAAAAGCTACAACATCCCTTCCCCGAACAATCCTGTAGATAAGGCGATTATGTTCACTGAATATTACGTTGGCAATTTCAAGACTAAGCCGGGTAAGGGAAAGGAAGGTTCTTTCCGTAACAAGGGTAAGAACAGACACGTAAGTATTAGACACAGTTTCTTAAAGGGCTTTCAGGGCGGTGACGCATACGACGCTCTTTACGACGGCATTATTATGCCCCTCCGAGGCAAGTCGTCCGAAAAAGCCAGACAGACGCGCAACCGCGCTGATCGCATGATTAGCTGGTACGCAGAAAACAAAGATTTCCCATCGATAACTGAACCTATGACTTTTCCAAAGCTTCCAAAACCGGATAAGCCCATAGACATGGAGTTACCGATGCCAAAACCCAAAAGGGATTCGTCAGCTACCCGTGGTGGACCACGGCCCTGACACAACCGGAGCGGCTACCCACAGCCAAGTGGCCCCGCAAGTGAGGTAATAAAATGGCAAAACGAGTAAAAGGCCACCGTGCCAATAAGCCGAACGACTCATTCGGCACTGTCGGAAACGACGCACTGTATCGTGGAAAGTACCGTGACGAAGTCTATCAAGATGATGACGACGATGAAGCGGAAGAAGCTGTAGAGGCACAACAAGCGGACCCCGAAGAGGCTACTCCGCAGGAAAGCACCAGCTTCGTAGAACAAAAACAAGAAACCGACCACGACTACAAGAAACGGTATGATGACTTGAAGAAGCATTATGATACCAAAGTTTCTGAATTCAAACAAGAGATCGAAGGCCTGAAGAGCGGAGCATCCAGTCAGTCGGCACAAATGCCGCAGGGCATGTCTCCACCACGCACTGTCGAAGAGATTGAAGAATTTAGAAAACGGTATCCTGAAGTGTTCGAAGTGGTGCAAACTGTTTCGTCGCTGCATACCGAGGCGCAGGTTTCTGAGCTTCGCGAACAGTTGGGAACTATTAAGGAACGCGAAAAAGAACTTGAGAAGCAGAACGCCTATCAAGAACTTCTTAACTTCCATCCTGATTTTGATCATATCAAACAGGACGAAAAGTTTCTAACTTGGCTTGAAGATCAGCCCTCGTCACTCGCTGACGGCATCTACAAAAACAATACGGATGCAAAGTTGGCAGCACGGGTCATCGACCTATATAAGGCCGATGCTGGCCTAAAAAAGAAATCTTCTAAGAAATCATCGTCTGCCGCAGAGGCAGTGACTAGACCCGCAGCACGGGAAGTCTCTTCTGCAAAAGGTGATGGACGAATCTGGAAGGCTTCTGAAATCGGCAAAATGAAGCCGTGGGAATTCGAGAAGATGGAAGCTGAACTCGACACCGCACGGGCTGAAGGCCGAATTGACTACAACAACTAAACTCTAACCTCCAAATAGGAAGGATGAACTAATGGCTTTTAATAGCGCGTCAGGTCATAATAACCTGCCTTCCGGTAACTTTACGCCGGAAATTTTCAGCCAAAAAGTTCTCAAATTCTTCCGTCGCGCTTCGGTTGCTGAAGATATCACGAATACCGACTACGCTGGCGAAATTGAGAACTTTGGCGACACCGTTCGCATCATTAAGGAGCCGACCATTACGGTTTCCTCGTATGCTCGCGGTGCTGTTGTAAACCCGCAAGACCTCGCTGACGACCAGACTACCATGGCCGTCGATCAAGCGAATGCTTTTGCGTTCAAGATTGACGACATTGAAGAGCGTCAGTCCCACGTCAACTTTGAGGCTCTGGCCACTTCTTCGGGTGCATACTCGCTGAAGCGTAAGTATGACGGTAATATCCTGACTGCCATGTTTGATGGCGCAGGCCTTTCGTCTGAGTCGGGCGCAGCTACCGCTACCGTAACTGGTCTCGGTACTGTTGGTTCGCCTCTGACTGGCCAGACTGGTGACAACCTCGTCAACATCATGCTCAAGATGGCTCGTGCCCTTGACGATCAGTCGGTTCCGGAAGAGAATCGCTGGTTCGTTGCCGCACCGGCTTTCTACGAGACTCTGTTTGGCGCGGGCGCTAAGTTCGCAGAAGTACAGGTCACTGGCGACGGCACTTCGCCGCTGCGTAACGGCCTTGTCATGCAGGGCAACATTGCCGGTTTCGCTTGTTACAAGTCCACCGCAATGAACGCTGCTGGCACGGACACTGTTGACGTAACTGGTCTGGGTGCGGGTGAATTCCCTATCCTCGCCGGTCACATGTCCTCTACTGCAACCGCTTCGCACATCGCGAAGACCGAGGTTGTACGTTCGACTGAAACCTTTAGCGATATCGTTCGTGGTCTCCATGTGTTTGGACGTAAAGTCCTTCGCCCGGAAGCTCTCGTTCGTTCCGTTATCACTCTGTAAGGGAGGCTTAGATGGCTACTTATACCGTAACTGGCGCAGTCGCTGGCGTCCCTCTTGGCATTAAGCCGCAGATCGTTGAAGTCGTTCTTGACTTCTCGTCCACTAGCCTGACTACTTCGGATTCCGTTGAGGTATTCGAAATGAAGGCAAACACCCTCGTCCTCATGGCGGGTGTGGAAGTCCTTACCGCAGCATCGACTGGTTCGCCGGTCCTTGACCTCGGTGACGACGCAGACGACGATCTGTATGTTGCCGCTCTGGACGGTACTGCTACCGGCCACGAGATCAACAACGCAGCCGGTACTGCAAAGCTGTACACCGCTGCCGACACCATCGATCTGATTGCCAACACGGCAACCTTCGACGGTAAGGTACGTGTGTTCGCAGTGATTGCAGAGATGGGTACTGCAGAGACGGCGGCTTCGTTCGCCTAATCAACTTGTCAGGGGGGAGCCTTGAAACTCCCCCTTGACACTTTTACTGTTTTATGATATATGCAGGAATCCCCTGCCGGG